ATCTGCTGCTTGAGGAGGTTGTTGAGCGACATTCTGTAGTAGTGTGAGAAGTATGATACTGTAGGGCGGGGGGCTCACTGGTGAATCGTAAATGCGAACAATTCGTTTTCAGAAAAATGGATTCATGGATGATGGGTGAATGTAAAAATTTGGGGTGAGTTGTTACTCAAGGGCCTCAAGCCAGGGGGCTTGTTCAGAGGCGGGTAGACCGAGATCGGTCATGAAGGCTCGGGCTTGCGACAGTTTGCCTGACGTAGGGATGGTCATCGCAGCGATGGCGGCCATCTTATTCTGTAAGACTTCGCCTAGTGAGACGGGTGGCTTGAAGTTGTCGTCAAAGCCGACCATCACGTTGACCAGGCGGGAGATGTGGCCCTCCGAACACATCCCAACGGATTCAACCATCTCTTGCCAGAGGCGGTGGATCAGCTCTGCCTTGACATCCTGTGGCTGGCTGTCGATGAGGGCCCAAAGACCTTCGAGGAGGCGGCCGTAGAGGCGGTCGCCTGGAACGCGGATCGTCGTCCTGTTATACCAGTCGTTGACGTCATTCATGACGTACAATACGTCGCGTAATACGCCCGCTCGAGCAGAGAAGACACGGAGGATGCGAAGACCGACCTGACGTCCATCCGTTGCGACTGCGAGAAGACGATCCTCACCTGCCTTGGTCTGACGGTTGACCGCAGGCGTGTGGACGTTCTGGGAATCCTGGGCTAGGCGTTGGAGTTCGGGGATGACCGCTGCTACCGCCATGCGTTGAAGGATGTCGACATGTCGGGCAGGTTGCTGACGCTGTTCCGCGAGCATTCCCCATCTCGCATCTTGTTGGATACGGCGTTCGCGGGCATCGAAATCACGTTGGTCTACATGCCTTCTACAGAGTCTTTCGCCGTCTACGGCATTGTGGGTACACCAGCGATACGGTCCGGTGCGGTAGTGTTCGCAGCCACCTGGACGAACGGGACCTAACATTTCAGCAGGGCGTGTGTGGACGCCACAGTGACGGTCGTGGCAATGTACTCGGCAGGGTTGATGGGTGTTAGCTTGGATGAAGTTGCAGATAGGCATTGTATAGTCGTAGGGGGGATTACCGTCCTGCCGTGATGATTGTCTTTTCGTTTTTAGAGATCTCAGCCCGTAAGGCGAGGAGGTCATCGTAGAGGCCGCCCACATGCGAAGACAGATATCCAGGCAGACGGTCAAGGATGCGGTCGTGGTCAGGACTACCCTTTGTGACCTCTGCGATACCCATGAAGAACTGCTCCACGGTCATGTAGACCGGGTCTTCGCGGGTGATGTAGGTGAAGACAGGAACGCGAAGGGCCGCAGCAACAGAGTGAGTCATTTCGTAGGGGACGACGGTTTCGATAGCATCAGACACGGCAGAAACGCGCATAGGAAGAGAAGCCATTGAGGTATTCCTATTCTGTGTCTGAGAAATCCATTTTTTGAAAACGAATGCAAGTCCCGCCAAGCAAAAGGAGATCAGCTAAAATGAGTATCAATATCGACAACGCAGTATCAGATGCACTCGACCGTCTTCACAACCTTGTCCGCGGTGCTGCCTCCGCTAGAGCATACAACACTCCAGAGAACGAACCTCGCTGGATCGTCAACTTCAAGGGCCTCTTCGACGAGATCCTGGATGTGGAGGTCATCATCCGCGACAATGCGATCGTGATGTCTGTCCTCAACAGTACTTACGATGGTAAGGAGACAGCAAAGATCATGGGTGTATTCATGGAGCTTCTCAACATCGAGTGAGCTTATCGGCTTCAACTTTCTCTAGCACAACCTTCGCAGGTTGATAAATTTTACATTCATGGACTTCGGGCATGCGACACTTGGAACAGAACACGGCGGGACAATGGCATGTGAACGTGAGGTGTGTCCGCTTTTTGCAGTGAGCGCACTTGACGAGAGGCATTGAATTGATTTGAATTGGCGTCAGACTTTTCGTTTCTTAGAAGCAATGAAGATCAGGTATGTCGCTCGTGTGGATCCAGATGTCCGGTATTCGCAGGAGGAGTTTGCAGAGTTACTTCAGATTTACTTAGCCGACCCAGGCGGGTGGGAGGCGCATGGATACCGATTTGAACTGGTGAAGAACAAGCCCGATGTGACGATTCGACTCTCCTCGCCCGCAACCATCACGAAGACGTGTGGCTTACCAGAGAATCTGTCCTGTGCAGAAGTGGGAGGTCGTAACATGTATCTGAATGCGATGAGATGGTTACATGGATCTTCAAAGAGTGGGCAGACGCTCGACGGGTATCGCCAATATGTAGTTTCACATGAGATGGGTCACATCTTGGGTCACGAACACGCGAACTGTCCAGGAGCAGATAACCCAGCGCCGATTATGATGCAGCAGACGAGGGGTATTGGAAGCTGCGCACCCAACACGGATATCACAAAAACTGACCTGAAAGTATAAATGGGCGGTGGACTCTTCGGCACCCCTCTCTATCTGAATGAAAAATGCATCGTCTTTGCGTTGTTCATTCTGTTCGTATTCTGGATGCCGCACCCGAAGGCATGGGAACATGAAGCAGTCCTTGCGTTTGTTCTCGCAATGACTGCCTATGTGTTGATGGCGTGGTATGATTACATTTACGACTGCAACGACAAGCTCGGCCCTACGCTGTTAGGTGGGTTGATCGGATGGGCCAAGCCTTACGGCGGTGTGCCTCCTGGAACCCACGAGCTGCCGGTCAAGTATAAGAAGATCGTCGGCGTGTTCGATACTGTGGTACTGATTGTTCTTCTGGGTCTGCTTGTGGTTCCGTATCTGCGAAGGACTTAGTTGCTGTACGCCAGGCCACCCATGCCGCTCATGACGCGGAAGATGTTGTAGTTCACGGCATACATGCGGAACAGGTACGGGTAGTTCTTGCTCGGGAAGGAGCCAGGCGCCAGCGCCTTGCCGTCCGCACCCGTAATCGAATCGAACACCAGGGTCGTGGTGTCCACGCGCGAGAAGTTACACGAGCCACTGGGCTGGTGCTCCTCGGGTGCGAGCGAGAACGAGTAGACGTTGATCGGGTTGATCGACTGCGTGTAACCAACACCCGCAGTTGCACCGCTCGAGTTCGTCTGCTGGAAGCCCAGAGAACCACCCGTGACCGGATCGGCGATGACGTTGTTCGGATCATAGATCGCGTAGAACGTTGCGGTACCAGTGCCCGCAGCAGCAGTGCCCAAGGTGCCGACGCTGGTCGTTGCGTTAACCGTAATCACCGTGCCGGCCGGAACAGCCTCGGCGGCAGGGCCAATGTCCGTAGACGGTGTCGCGAACGCAGAGTTGAATGTCGAATTCACGATCGTCATCTGCTGGCCAGCAATCGTCGCAAGAGTCGCACTACCCGTGTTCGCCTTGATAGAAATGGCGCCAGTGGTTGTGCTGTTGTATGTAACAGTCGCCGTGAAGACCACGTAGACTGCTCCCTGCGCCGTCTGGCCCACGGGCTGCGTGTAGGCGTGCGGCTCGAAGGCGCCGCCGCTGTGGTGCTGGTAGGGCTGAACCTTCCAGAAGTAGTCGCCGTAGCGCTCGTCGAAGCGGTCCTGGCCGTTGAGCTGGAGGCGGCAGCGGTTGGCGATATCCGCATACTGGAAGGGCTGGGTGTTGTTGGTGCCGAGACCGCCGCTGGAAACGGGCGCAACCAGTGAGCAATCGAGTACGCGAGCATCCTGGTAGACCCACACCAACTCCTTGACCGGGTGGTTGAGCGTCAGGTCCAGGCGAACCGTCTGCGAGGTGATGGACTGCTGGAGACCATACTGGAGCTGGTCAATCAGGTACTCGTGCGTCTGCTGGGCAAAGCGGCGACGCTCATCCGTGTCGAGGTAGATGTAGTCCACATAGACCGCCGCATCCTTGAAGCGCGGCAGGGCAGCGGCAGCGGCAGCGACACCGCCAGACCACAGGTTGGTACCATCATATGTGTTCTGCACCAGGTCCGTCGCCTGACGGAAGATGAAGTTCAGGCGCACCTCGTGGTACTGGAGCGCGATGAGCGGCAGCGCCAGACCCGGGTTGCGGCAGAACCAGAACTGGAGCGGGATGTAGAGAACCGCCGGGCGGCCGTTGCAGCCAGCCGGGGTGGAGTAGGTGCCGGCCACGTTGGCGCCGAGCATCTGGTCGAGACGAACCGACTGGTCATACGGTGAGGACAGCGACTCCCACAGGTACATCCACTCACCGTAGTGGCGATCCATGATCTGGCCACCGATCTCAATCTCCACCTGCTGGATGAGCAGGTATCCGAGACGGCGACGGCCACCCGTAGTCCAGAGCACATCATTGGCGGCATTCGTAGCCGTCTTGCGCGTGTCGGGCAGCGTCACCTCGAGGTACGTGCGGAACATGAGGTCGGCGTTACGGTTCACCACCACGACGGAGCGCTGTCCGTACGTCGGCGAGCCAGTGAAGTTCACGCGCATCGCCTCCATCGCGAAATTGGTATGGCGCTTGTAGAGCACCTTCCAAAACGTGATGTGCGGGTTTCCAGTGATATAGGCGTCCTGAGCACCATAGGCGACAAGTTGAAGAAGACCTCCACCCATTGTGTTTATCTTTTGCGAGGATATATTCTTCTGCGATTGAACAATGATGGAACCGCAGGTCGACCGGTTTTGCAGGTGTATCAAGAAGGTCAAGAAGACCTTCCGCGGTCGAGAGGGCCCTGCGATCGCCATCTGCACCAAATCGATCTTACAGAAGAAGCGGAGGACCCTGCGTAAGATACGGTGCCGCGATCACCTCCTTGTGACCCAGCCCATGAAGGGCGGTAGTCTGTTTGCGATGGGTGCGGATACACCGGTGTTCTATGACGAAGGGTTCACGAAGTATCCATCCATACATGGAATTCCCGACACTGAAGCGGATGCGGATGAGATGAACAAGAACCTACTCGCACAGTATCCTGTCCCCAAAAGATCCAATGATCCAATTCTTGAAATGATAAAGGTGTATCGTCCAGTGGTTCGGTTGGTCCCTGAGAACGGTGAAGAAATGCCTATACATCGGACTATCAAGAACTGGTTTGTGGAGAATACAGGACCCTACCTAGACAGCTACGTAAAGATGCACACAAATACATTTGTGGGCCTTTACCCCGTAAACATCAAAGAAACATATGAAAGGGTAGAAAAGGACAACCCAGATAGGGAGAAAATGGGATTGGCAACGTTTAATGGGTCTGATCATAACCCGTGGTTTGGTCTCATCGCATGTCATCAACGGGCCAACGTATACAACCTACCGAACGAAGAGCGAATTGCTGCAATCGGAGACATCTTAAACACATTGCACCACATTGATGGTCGGTTTATCCATTACGATCTCCATATGGCAAATGCGGCTGTAATGGACGACGGAACTGTTGTGATTCATGACTTCGGACGTTCGAAGATTCGTGATTATTTGCAGAAGCACAGCAGCTATCGCGTGAGTTTCCCGAAGAACTGGAATGCACGCGTCTTTCGAGTCGAACATATACACAAGTTGGTTGACGAAACTGAATACAATTTGATGTATGGTCAGTTCTTCTACATTGCGCGGTATTTCCATACGGAGAAGGATCATATACCAAACTTGAAAGCGTGGCTTGACACGAGTAGTTATGATCCGGAACACCCAGAGAACAACCTAATCAAAGACAGGAACCCGCAGCCGATTAAAGAGGATGGTAGAATCAACCTCTACGAAGTCAAAGATGTGCTTGACTACGATGAAGCAAAAAGCACGGAAAAGACCGTAGCGTGGAGTGAAGCAAAACCCTATTACCTAGAGCCGAAGTATGAGACACGGTATCATCAGCTCGCGCGTATTTTTGATATCCTAGCCGTTCTCAAACCTCTCCACGATTATACATCGAACGGTGCAAAGTCTACTGAAGCATCTCGTGCTGCAAGGGAGTTACTCATGGCCATCCACACAACACCTCCGACTGCCTCAGCTCAACTGGTGCGTCAAATCCTTGTTACACGCAAGTTAATGAAGGATACTACAATGGCTGAGGATATCGCGCAAGCGGACGAATACTGGAAGACAGCAAACAAGGCGCGAAATGGTAACAAAAGTAAGGCGGAGCTTGCTGGTGATACTGCTGCACCTCCCTCTACTCCTCAACCCACAACAGGCGGTGGCGAAGGATGGGATGCAGGTGATGGAGGTCCACCACTACTAGAACCGAAATCCGACCCGAAGAAAAAGATGACAATCGAGCAGTTGGAGAAAGAGGCAGCTGAATCAGCCAACTCGGGTATGAAGTCTGGACACCGTTCCTTTAAGCGGCGACTGCCCCGACTCGTGTAAGGGCTTCTTGGCATGCCATCTGTTCCGCCTTCTTGCGCGTGGTCCCTGCGCCAATCCCGTAGACCTTTCCTACCACCATGACCGCAACCACAATCTCATTCTTCTTCGGGTCATTGGATCGCATCTCGTACTCCGGGGTGCACTTGAACTCACGCTGGCAATACTTCTGAAACAGGTCCTTGAAGTTCGTGGCCGAGTTCACGATCTCATCCACGTCGAGATACGCCTCCATCACGGTGGTCACGAAGGTATACACGATGTTGAACCTGTTTCCACAGTCTGTCCACAGCGCACCCAAGAACGCTTCGAAGATGTCGCCCAGCTTCTTGGTGTTGGTTCGCCCAGCAATCGCAACCGAATCCTCATTATGGCGCGAGATGACGTAGAACCTATTCAATCCCAACTCTTTCGACAAGCCCCCGATCCGGTCATTGTTGACGAGCTCCTTACGGGCGTCCGTCAAGAATCCCTGCTTCTTCTCGGGGAACTTCTTGCGTAGATATGTCGCGATACAGGCGCCGAGTACTGCATCGCCTTCAAATTCCAAACATTCGTAGCTCTCGTCTTGGAGGGGCATAACACCGGATGGACAGGGGGCAAGTGTGGCCGGCTCTCCATCAGGCGTGGTGTATTCAGAGCGTCTAACGTAGGTGGTGTGAACCATTGCAGTCTGGAAGACGCGGCGGTTAGACACCCGATAATGAGGGAGTCCGTGACGGCGAACAATGCGGTGGATATCATCTTCGGTAAAGGTTCGATTGGAGGCATTGTAAGGCGAGTACATGAGTTCCCTTCTCCTCCAGCGGGTAAATTCGTTTTTATCCGCTCATAACAATGAAGACACGTCGGGTCCGCGGTGGTTTCCTCGGGATCAAGAAGGCAGTGAAGTCACTGTACCAGACTAAGAAGCAGAACAAGCGCATGTATGCCCTCTCTCGCAAGCGCAAGATGCGTCGGCTACAAGAGAAGTATCTCGAGCAAAAGGCCAATATCGAAAACGCAACGTATAAGTAATGGGACAGATACAGTCATTTGCCTATAATGTCGTCCGCACCCCTGAAACAGCCCCTCCACTTGAAACCTGTATTGTAGATGTCGCAGCCTGTCGCTACGAGATCCCCAAGCGCAAAGATATGGCGGTTTGCTTCGTGTTTTTCAACCCGGCGCGTTCCAAGAAGATGCTCATGAACTACTTCTACACTATCGAAAAGCTGAAGCTTGCGAAGATACCCTATTACACGCTTGAACTGACGTTCGACGACCACGAGCCTGAACTCGCCGATGCGTATCATGTGAAGGGAAACAGCGTGCTGTTCCACAAGGAGGTGCTTTGTGGCTTGCTGGAAAAGCGCATTCCCTGCTACTACAAGAAGCTGCTCTTCATGGATGCCGATGTAATCTTCGGACATCCCGGTTGGTATGAAGAGGTTTCACGCCTGCTCACAACCTATGAAGTCGTTCAACCGTTCGCATCCTGCGTGTGGCTGGACAGCACCTACACGAAGCTGGTCCAAACACGCTTGTCGGTTGCGTATATGAACCGCCTCAACCTCTACAATCACAACTATCATCCAGGATTCGCATGGGCCTTCCAGCGAAAATGGTTCAGGGAAGTTGGGTTCTACACGCATGGAATCACGGGCAGCGGAGATACGATGTCGACAGCTGCGTGGATGAACATAAAGTTCCCAGTGGGATACGTTCACCCATCACTGGTTCCGTCCTACATGGAGTATTCGCAGATGGTCTTGCCTAAGCTAGCCTGTGCAACCGGCACGGTATATCATCTGTGGCACGGGACTGCGAAGAACCGCAAGTATGTGGACCGGCACAAGATTCTCAATGGAGTGCGTGATGTGCGGTCCATCGTCGAACCTAACGCAGACGGTGTCTGGGAGCTTACCGACAAGGCCGTGGAATCGAAGATGCGAGAATACTTCACCTCACGAGAGGATGACGGAGTTTAAACATTTTCTCCGTCCCTTACATATCTCGGCATTGATGCGAAAACAGCTCTCGACATTGGCGCTTCAAGTGGTCGAACAGCAGCAACTACTCTCGGTCGCAGTGACTCGAGTCCAGCATGGATTCCTACCGGCTGAAAATACCCTTGAGGCGTCGCGTCATATACGAGATATGACCAAACTCCTTCGTGAAATCGACGAAGCCTTGAAAACGGTCTACAAGCAACCGCAACCGAAAAAGTAATGGACCCAATTGGAATCGCGGCGATCGTAAGTATTGTTGCATGTGGATGCGGTATGGGCTGGTTTGCCCGAGTGTATGGTCGTCTTGGAACTCTGAAGGTGTCGCGCTCAAGTACTCACTTGTCGGACATGGTGTCGGAGGAGGAGCCAGATGACTTCAGTTCGAAACCGAAGTCGTCTGCAACCAGCTTTGGCTCGTGACGACGCACAATCTCCTTCATGACCTCAGACCCACGGTCACCCAGAATATCCTTGAGATAGAGTTCCAGGTCCTTCTTCGACAGTGTCCAACCCTTCTTCCACTTGTTCGGGCGCTTGACGTTAAACATTAGTTCAGACTCCTTCAGATGAATTTGGTCTGGTAACTCTGCATGTGCATACAGGGCTGCGAGATCCAACTCGACCGTGCGCCTGTTGTCGCGAAGTTCAGATGCCTGAGCATTCAGCTCGGACAGGTTCTTGTTGATGCGAATGTACTTGGAGAGGATTGCCTTAAGAGCGTCCATTGTGAAGATGATTCACCTCGCAAGGAAAGTATCCGTTTTAAGCAAGATGCTCTTCGACGAAGACGAGATTGAACGGTTGAGAACCGTCTACAACAAAGAGCACCCAACTGAACCTCAAATCCAGAAGCGGGGGGTTACCGCTATATGGTCCGAATTGAAGAGCCGCCTTCATTCGAAATGTAAGACCGGCGCACCGGCTTGCATCGTTAGCTCGATGATGAAGCGTCCTCGTGCACCGAGTTCGTGGAAGAAGAACCCGACCGAGTGGCTGTCGTCTGATGATATTGATAAGGTTGAGCGTCAATATGAGAAGGTCGTCCACGACTATCATTTCGTAGGCTGTGTACCGATTGACTTTGACCTGAAGTCTGAGATGTCCAAGTGCATCGTATCTACGCTCTGTTCGATGAAGCTAGCCACCCTCTACAAGAAGGGGATTCGGCGTATCGGAATCGTCTTCAACACGGATGTTCACGATGGACCGGGCCAACACTGGATTGCCGCCTTCCTCGATATGCGAGATGAGCTGCAATATCCTCGCATGACCTACTTTGACTCCTACGCGAGCAAGCCGGAGAAGGAGATTCAGCGATTGATGTTTCGCTGGAAGGACCAGTGGGATGCGATTCACCCCAATGAAACACCGATGAAGCTGACCTACAACACTACGCGGCATCAGTTCAAGGAGTCGGAGTGTGGAATGTATTGCCTGTATTTCCACTACGCATGTCTGATGGAATTTCCGATGAACAAGCGGATTACAGATGATGACGTAAACCGTCTGCGCTATCACGACGAAGTTGTGCTTGGAGCATCTGTCCCATCGTTGTTCGCGCCCCAAAAAAGTAAGGACACTACGTAATGGAACCGCTGATTGTGGTCGGAGCACTGGTTACGGCAGGCTACATCCTTGCGTCTACAGAAGAGCCAGTCCACGAGGACCGTGGAAAGACACTGGTTGACTATTATGCTCAGGGCAGCACCTTCGAAGACATTGAGGGTGCACTGGCGAAGGGGTTTCGCTTACTCGAGCTCCACATCTATTCAGATGCACAGGACGAGCCAGTTGTTGCGTTGGTTCCTAACTATGACCAGGTTCGGCATCGCACCTTCGAGTCGTGCTGCGTGACGATTCTTCAGAAGGCGTTTCCATCACGCGACCCCCTGATTCTGAGCCTCGTCCTTCATACAGACAAGAGCTTCACCGCGAATCGTGTGGCCCACCACCTCAAGACCACGGTACGAAAGCAGCTGTTCCAGGGTTCCATCGAAGAAACACCACTCGAGGCGCTGGCGGACAAGGTGGTGATTGTCTCGGGCAATGAGGCACGCGGCACAGACCTCGAGCCGCTAGTGAATGTATCGTGGAATGAGAGCCATCTGCGCCGCCTCAGCTACCAGCAGGCAGCTTACCCACGTGAGCCACAGGAACTGCGGCAGTTCACGCAGTCACACATTGCGATTGTCGCACCTGACCAGGCCTTTTCAAAGTTCAAGGTCATGGACGACGTATATACGTATGGATGCCAGTGGAACCTCTGTCCGACACCACTTGGGCGACCGGGGTTCATCCAAAGGGAGTCTTGAGACGACCGTGGATTCATTTCGCGCGGTTAAACAAAAATGGCGAATCCTTGGCTTTCTCATGTGAAGAAGACGATGTCGGAGATGAAGCACCGCGGCACCTACAAGAAGGGTGACGGGCTGAAGAAGGTCATTCTCGAGGCGAAGAAGACCTACAAGAAGCACAGCATGGGTGGCCCGGCGAAGAAGACGCGCCGCCACCGCAAGTCGCGCAAGTCGTTCTTTTAAACGAACATCGCGCGAACCACGAACAAACTAAGAACCACTAAACCACCCATATACACTTTCATACTCAGAGGGGTCTGATCGGCCTTCAGATTACGAAAGTAAACCTCCTGCAGCGATCCGTCGTGTACGTTTATGGTCACGTTGCTTGGTGAATCCTCCGTTGACTCGTCGACAGGTCTTTCCATGATACGTTGCTTTAGAACACCCGCTTTTGTAGTAAGCCACATGATGCGTGTATCCCTTGAAGCTGCGGATGGGTGAGTTCGTTTTCTCCGAGAGGCGCCGCAGCAGACCATACATCCAGTGGAGATACGCACTGCGAGAACCCAACTCGATAGGGTGAGAGTGCATATACTGTACATAGGCCTTGCGAAGTTTGGGGAACGGATACGTGTGACTCAACTCTTTCAGAAAGACCTGCTGTGTATTCACATCTTCAGCCTCTGGCTTCTCAGGGAAGTTATACGCAATCGAGAACAGGAAATCACGACCTGGAACTCCATGCGGCGGCTTCTTCAGCATTTGCGCATACTTCTCATGGACGTCTTCGTAGGTCGGGTCAGGATCCGGTAAGATGACCTTTGGGTCTGTTTCTGCCTGCGTCTTCAGCTTGTGATTGACCTTGCGATGAATCTCGTAGAGCCAGTGACCTGCATCACCCTTCAACGGATGCTCCGTTACAAACCTAGTTGTGCTTTCCCTACAGAACTTGCAGGGGAGAATGCGGTGCATATGCATCAACGTTCGACCAGGTGTCGGTGAACCTTCGGCAATCAGGTGAAACAGTTGCCACCCACTCGGCCCGAAGAAACGGGTATCCATTGTATTCATCGCACATCTTTCTCCAACCACGCAGCGATCTGAATCGTCATGGCGGCGTCGGACACGGGATTGTGAGCCTTCCCAACAGGGAATGCCTTCTTCAATGCAGGGTCTAACTCCTTCGCGATGCAGTGATAGGCACCTTCCAACTTCGCCGTCCCGCAGCGCTTGCTAAAGAGCGGGTTACTGCGAGCGATATCAATAATCCCCATCGGCGGGTAGTAGTCAATCTTGTACTTTGAGCACGCAGACCGGATCGCCTTGAGATCCATATCACCCTTCACGATCACCGTCGACCCCCTCATCTTCTCAATGAATCCCTTGAGCCAAGAGGTGGGCTTCACGTGTGGCTTCACCTTCGGGTCTGCAAAGTAGGCCTTCACACTGTCGTCCTGGTTAAGAAACTCAGGCGCCGACCGCTCTGTTTCTTCAAGGATATCCAGCACGATCGACGTCGCGGGCGTCACGGTGGAGTAGCTTGAGGATACGCGGTTCAGTTGTCGCGGAGGGGGTGGAAGTACGGCGAAAAACTGTGTAGAGGTCCACGACCCCCCTTTCCGAGTCAGGTGGTATCCGCCCACCTCGCGGGGTAGGAACGTCGCGCCTACATGCCAGAACTCGCAGTCAAACGCCAGCAGCGATGTGGCTTTTCCGGCAAGTTTGTCTAACCCCCGCATTATGTCGTTCGCTGAAAAACATTCTGAACCACTCAATAAATGCTCGATACTAAGGATATCATCATCCTCACAGCGTCGTTTTACCTCGGGTCGGTGGTGGCTGCGTTCTTCAAGTCGCTGAATGACGGCATCCTCGTGCCGCTGCTCGCGCCGGCCGCGTCGGCGGGCAAGGGTGTGTCCGGCTTCTCCATCAAGGTCGGCTCGGCTGACCTCAAGGTCGGTCAGGTGATCACGGAGCTGGTCAACCTCATCGTGTCCTTCGCACTCGTCGTCTTCACGATCGGCCTGCTCCGCTCGTATGTGCTGAGCAAGATCGGCGCCGCTCGTCGCAAGGGCGGCAGTGATGAGTAAAAAATAAGATTTAAGAACAATGGATTACATCACAAACGCATGGACGAGCACCACTAGCACTGCATCTGATTACTGGTCAAAGCGTCCGACATGGTTAGGTGGGCCAGCACCTGTGCCTGCAGTTGTGGGCGGTCGTCGCAAGACACGTCGTCACCGTAAGTCTACGCATCGCCGCACCGGAAGGAGGTCCAGCGATTTCCTGGGGCGGCTTTTCCACATGTAGACTCGATCTGCTTCTTCAGATCAGCAGTCGTCGCTTTGCTCGTCGGGTCATTCGTCCGGCGCCACTCAATGAACTCCCGTGTAACATCCGACCACCTCATCATCGCCACCGCCTCGTCTGCCTCAGCCTCAACCTTATGAATCTTCTCACGGATGAACTTGGCGATCACGTCACTATCATCCTTGTACTCGCTCGTGTACTCCATCACCTTCTCCGGCGGGACCAGCTTGCGATAACCCTTGCCCTTCGTGTAGAGGAAGACCATATAGCTCAGGAACGCCTCAGCCCACTCCTTGCTCTGTGACTTCTGAACAATCGACTCATCAATTGGCTTCTCGTGCGGCAGGCGCGGATCTGCGACGAACTTGCTCAAGAAGTTGATCACCACCAGACGGCGCCACGTACCTCCGTCCTGTGTATTGATCTTCGGCTTCTCGTTACACGCCAGATTGAAGCGCGCCTGGAGGTCAAAGTCCATCATCTGCTTCGAGCCCGCATACAGGTCGCGAGCCGTGATCTTCTCTGAAGAGGCCAACTCCTTCATCAGACCCGTGTTGAGCGGCACCTGCTCATCCGGCTCCTGCATGGTCACGAAGCGACGACCCTTCATGCGAACCAACTCTGGTGCAGCAGCAGCGGACTTGTTGCGTGCCTGGGTCAGAAGCGAGATCGGTGCCTTGCACGCATAATCACCCATCGCCGTCGACATCAGGTTCATCAACATCGACTTGCCGTTCGAACCCGTCCCCGTGAGAATGTGGAACTTCTGCGCTTCGTTGTTCCCAGACAGTGACGTCGACAGGTAGGCGAGGAAATACTCGCGGACATCTGGATCGGGAAGCACATCGTGAAGGAACTTGTTCAGCTCCGCCCAGCATGGATACGAATCGTGCGGGCGATCAGGGTGATACTCGAGGTTCGTGCAGAAGGAGATGTAGTCCTCCGGCTTACCATCACGGAACTCGAACGTCAGAGTGTCGAACACACCGTTCGCGAATGCGATCAGGTTCTTGTTCTCATCCACCTTGGTCGCAAAGTCCTCATCGAGGAACAGCTCGCGACACTCCTTCATCACGTTCTCCTTGAATCGGGTCATGCGCAGTTGCTTGCGCATGTGAGCGTAGGCCTGACGCTTCTTGTCCGCCTTGCACCAGTCGCAGCTACTCGGCTCGTGCTTTCCCTCCGGGCATTGCGGGAACCCATCTGCATTCATCATGTTGCTGATATCCGTCTCCTTGCGGAAGAAGTCGCGGAAGACGTCGCTCGACAAGCGGCACTGAAGCGAAACACCCTTGTCCGTTTCGCGCCAGGTGTGGCCAGCAAACCAATACCACGCTGAGGCACTGAACCGCGCACACTTGAACTCATCGCGGAACTTGGCGTGGACGACCTGCGCCATATCGTGCTCCGTCTGCGTATCCGTCGCGGCATCAAGCAGGCTCTCGATGTTCAGCTTCTCGACCTTCAGGTATCCATCCGGGTCATCCGTGCGGGACCAGTGACGAAGGCTACCCACACCCAGCTTCGCACCGTCATTGCGGAAGTTGAAGCCGTTCCACTTCGCCATGGCCTCACGCGGATCATACTTGCCGTCCTGGCGCTGAGAACAGAATTCCAACCACAGGTTCTCTAGGTCCGGATGAATGTTCTTGAGGCAGTGACCCACATTCGTGCGTTCATCGTGGCTGTTGAACCGATCAGCACTCAGGTTGAACACGTGTCCCTCATAATACTTCATCATGGACTCGGACAGTGGCTGAAGGTAGATCACGCGAGTCGGCGAAGAACCGCGCGATCCAGGGTCACCATTGCGCTGAGCCGGGCGACCACGCTGAGGTACAACCGCAGCTCCACCTGAGATGCGAACCTCTTCTTCCTTCAGCGCATAGTTCTTTCCAAGCTCCGTGGCCGGAGACTCGGAGTTGTTGGGCGATCGGATCGAGAACTTGCGGATGTTCTCAGGCTTGACCTCGCGATTCACCTCCTCATCGATCGCAACTGCAGGGTCACTCGGATCCCACTCGATCGAATACTTGAGCTGATACGGCTGCGGCGTCGCACCCTCACCGGCCGGCTTCTTCGAACCGAGAAGAGCCCACCAGCTGGTGTGGTTCAGCGGAGACTTGTCGTATGTCTCGCGCCAATCCTTCTTCATCTCCAGTCCAGGGAAGAACTCGTCCATCCGAGGCAGAAGCGTGTTGCGAATCGCCAGCTCGACGTTGCGATTTGTCCTCACCTCCGGAACCACCAGATGGATACCGGACTTCGACTCCTTCTTACCCGGGTAGAAGGTTGGCTCGGGCTTCTCCATCACGTAGACGTCTGTGATCTCCTTGATCTCAACATACTTGGCGGCCTCCGTCATGTACGCCTTGACGAATGCGATCGTCATGGCTTGCGTGTGCTTGTGGTCCTCGACGTGTCCCTCATACAGGAAGTCGAGATCCACACGGAGAGGACCAATACGGGTCATCTTCTCCGTGATGGTCAGAGGACCATTGTTTGCTACGTATGCGCAGTAGAGTCGATAGAACTCATCCATCTTCTCCTCGGGAATCGTGTAGAGAATTCCATGTCCGAAGAGCTGATGAGTTTCGAGACCGCTTTTGGTCTCAGCACGGTGAGCGTCCAGAAACTTTTGAAGGTGTCCGGCCTGCATCGTTGATTACTCTCCCGACGAATTATGCCGGCCGGATTCCTTTTGAACGCATAAATCTGGGTTTTGGAGTCTAAAACGAAACATGTGTTTGGTAACAAACAGTGAGCAATGAAGTTCTGCAAGGATTGTTCGAATTTCCTGTATGATATTGTGGAGCATGATGGGAAGGCTTACCTAAAGTGCCGCGCCTGTCCCTATGAAGAGGAGTCGACTGCGGTGATCTACGAACATGACCTACATCAGGATACATCCGTTCAGTATTCGATCAATCCTTACCTGAAGCATGACCCTACACTTCCCCGCTTCAAGAATATGGTGTGTCTGAATCCTACCTGCGCTACACAAGGTAAGGAGTCGGACATTGTGGGTGTGAAGTTGGACTCGGTGAATGTAACATGGATGTACCAGTGTGCAGTGTGTGATGCGATGTGGAAGCAGAACGCTCGATCCTGAAAGGATTAGGCCCGTGTAATCGCAGCATTGGTGTTGGTGAACGTCGTGGTGCCGCGTGCCGATGCATTCGGGTTCTGGATCAGGTTCGTCTGAAGCACGATCAGGCTGGATGTACCCGATGTCCTGGCCACTGGACGATTGACCACCGGTCCAAGAACACCTCCGCCACTGAGAGTAGCAACCTGCGACAGAGCCTTAGGGTTCGACCGGTTCTGAACAAACTGACGAGGCGCAATACGACCCGGGACAGCGCGTCCGGTGACCGCATAGCTCATCTCCGATAACTGTGTAACTGCGTTCAGGTATTGTCCAGCACCCTCATATCGCAGAACATTGCGAGTCTGGGCAGCTGGAAATCCAGTGGCCGTGATGATCGCAGCTTTTTGGTAGCTAAGGTAGTCGGACGCAGAGCGTGTAGGCATTACTCTCAATCCAGGAAATATCTGGGCACTCCGGGAAACAGGCGGGACTTCGACTGGTCAGCACCACCCGTCCCCGTTGACCGACCACGAGTGTTGATGATAAAAGACGCAGCACTGTTTGCCGATGCAGTCAGCGAAACCTTCGAGGCAAGTGACTGCGCAGACGTAATCGACGGTGCCTGGACCACCTGGCCAACACGCGAATACTTCCACGTGTAGAAACTGTTCGCCTGTGCACTGCTTTTTTGAAACGTTGTAAAGTCCGATGCTGCTCCACGGATGATCGGCATTTATTGAAAACGAAAGAGTATGTTCCTAGACAAGAGGAGTACAATGTCTTCTACACCTTCGTTAAGTGTACCTTCGGCACACCCAACTGACCACCCCGAAGTGAAGCCCGTGTTCCGTTCAGAGGTTGTGAAGGCTATGGAGTCGCCGCGCATCACGAAGCCGTATTTCACCAAGTATGAATACACGGTGCTGTTAGCTTCTCGTCAGCAGCAGATTGCAGAGGGTGCGAAGCCACTTGTGAGCCTAGATGGACTCAGGACAAGTGATCCGCAGTTTCTGGATCAGGTCGTAAAGCGAGAGATTGAGCAGCGTAAGTTGCCGTATGTGTTTCAGCGTCTTATGCCCAACGGGAATGCGGAGTTCTGGTCGGCTCAGGAGCTGGAGTTGAGTTGGTGAATCCCCAGGGGCTTCCCCTACTTCACCGCAATCGCAACCACAATTGCGAGGAGCATCAGAATCAGGGCCTCCGTCCATCCGTGCTGAGATGTGAGGCGGCCTGTCCGCAGAATATCAGAGATGCTACCGAAGCCCATATGAAGCAGTGCAAGGGTGACGATGATAATCAACAACCACTTTTTGAATGAACTCATTTGTTACTACTGAAGACTTGCCGGCGGACCGGAGAGCTTCCTCAGGTCCTCCTCGGACGGAGGGAACAGCAGCAGCGGCTTCAGGTTGCGCGGAGGTGCGAGCATACTAGGAGGGTCTGAGCGGAATGTTCCCATGCCCATCTGGACATCTAGCGAATCAGGACCGAATCGGCTGACGTCACTTTGGTTTGTCGACACGAACTCGGCAGGGGGATTGAGCAGGAGATACAATGCGAGAACTACGACAGCGGCCACAGCCCAGTAGACTGCCTTGACTTTCATTGTTCTAGTCTGCGAAAAACGAACTGTTCATCACAAACAAGAAGAGAGGCATGGATTTCCCAATTGCAATCAAGTGCTATACATGCAATCTCCCCATCGCAGGAAAGTGGAAGGAGTATCAACGTCTGATTAAGGTCTATCGCCGTGAGGAGGGTCGCGCACCTGATTCGGAGATTATGTATCTGACGACCGAAACCAAGGTAACAGCAGAGGGTCGCGCACTGAATGACCTTGGACTTACGCGTGAATGCTGCCGGCGTCACCTGTTAACGCATCCGGGGGTATGAACTTTAGTTCGAGGTTTACCGAAATCCATTCTCCACACATAAACAAGATGTCCTCGTGTAGCGAGTATTTAGTGAGGCAGCAGCTCAGAACCGCAAAATACATCGACACGCGTCCCAAGATGACGTGTGGTCAGATGATTGAGATTCAGCGCCAGCAGGCATCTGCGGTCTACGAACAATTTTTGCCTGCGACTGCAACTGTTTCGACGCTCAACGCCCCTAGCACTCGTGGACCCTCGTGCGCCACGATTGCGCGTGGTCACCGTGTGAAGGATGCGTCTGCCTACGTGTCCCATGCGTCAGCCAACGCAACCGCTGTGATGTGGAACCCCAAGAACGCCAAGCCCATCACCAATGGTATTTCGCAGATCCAGGGTCTGTGCTATGGTCCTGTGACTGTGACCAGCCAGAACGGTGTGATGCCGAATACCGCAGTGAACCAGATCATGGAGGCGCAGGACAAGATTGTGCTGTCGACACTGCTTGCGACAACGGACCCGAACTATCGTAAGGAGGACCGCATTGCCGCTGCACGTCAGGCAATCAACAACTGCTGTGCGGCCTGCGGTAAGGTCAACTTCGCAACGACATGTACGGCGTGCAAGGGCGTGAATGCCGGAGATACCAACGCAGACGGCACTCGCAAGTGGAAGAGTGCTTTCATATATCCTACTGCTGTATCATAATGCTGACGGTCTACGTGTATAATGCCCCAAAGCCAATTGGAGCGTTCGATCTGTCGATGGAACCGTTGGTTTCACTCGCAGATGCTGCGCTAGGAATTCTTACCCATCACAAGACAGCCGTGATTTGGTTCGGCTATCTTGAGGGATGGATGCTTGATCCGACAGAAGAAACGCGCTTGAGGCCGGTTCTTCGGTTCTTCGATTGCCATGTGATCACCAAGGAGCCATTCTCATTTTCACAGGCGTGGAAAAACGAAATCTCTTCTGTCCACTTTCAACCCTCTCATGGAGATCCCGACCCTCACGACGATGGTCGTGCTGTACACAGTAAACGTCCGATTGAACACGAACCTCCTTCTGGAGTCCCTCCCATTGACGGACGCGATCATCAAAATTGAAAAGCAGGGCGTGCCTGCACGTGGATCATCGAAGCGTGACCTCATTAAACGTCGAGCCAAGAAAGCCCCGTCGAAACGGACGACGGGATTCGGACACAATTCCATCACTCTCGTCAGTCTGGACAGTGGTGATGGAACCTTGAAGCAGAAGGAGATTACCGTGAAGATCTTCCAGAACGGCGTGTTTCATATCACAGGCGTGCTGGATGAGCGATATGACCGGTCAGTGATGAAGCGGCTTCGCAGCCACATCTTCGCAACCTGTCCTGATGCGATTACCGGTGAATGGACCACAGAAACGAGGCGAGTGGTTCTGATGAATTACAAGACGCGCTTAACGGATACACAGAGTCTATCACGCGAAACACTCTATTCGAATCTGCGCAAGGTGGGCGTGAGAACCGAGTATGAACCGACTGTCTATCCCGCAGTGAAGATCTACTTCCCCGACGTGAAATGGATTGCGAAGGTGTTCAGGACAGGTAACATCATCCTGACGGGAATGACCACTCATGAAGAGTGCGGTAAACTGATGAGTGCGTTACAGCCACTTATACATTCTATTCCTTCTGTGAGTAATGGAGCGAAAGCTTGAACTACCGCCCGACCAAGTTGCAGAGGCAGAGCGTCATATCACCACCGAGCAGCTGACGGCCACGCAGCTACAGGCCTTGGTCCGCAGTATGGATCATTCGAAGAAGAAGTGGCGTCACCTTCGTCAGGAGGAGTTCATGAAGAAGGTACGCGATGAGAATGAGAAGTTGTATTACAATTACCCCAGCCTGTGGCAGATGCATGCAGAGGATAGGCTGGATTCCACCTTTTTTGAAATGTTGGCGCTGAAGCGGAAGATTGAGAAGGGCGAGATTACCGAAGAGCAGGCTACAGCTGCAGTCGGACAGCGCCTGTTCCAACGGTATGCACCCGCCAGCACAGGGGCCGCACCCACTGGACCTCCACCCATGTCGTATTCAGACTACTACAAGAAGTTCGGAGGGGAGTGATTGTAGTTGACTAGGATAGACTCATGTTAAATGAGGCGGAACCGTTATTCCCAGTGGATACCGTTACATATACAGACTTTGTACCAATTGGAACAGAGATGGTACTACTTCCCGAACCACTTGATGTATTTACAATTACAGTCGATGTACCAGTATTATTGTAATCACTGTAAAATGCCGCAAAAACACTACCGTTAGATACACTCCAACTATATGATATTATTCCAGGACTACCGGATAGTAACAGGTTCGTCGCCGCGGTCCTTGTGGGTCCCGGATTAAAAAAGGTCCCAGCTGAACTACAATTTATAGTATTATTGACCGCAGCGGTATTGTTGGGAACTGTAGTACCGGGAATAAACTGATGTATGAATGGTACAACGGCAACACCTGTTGTTCCCATAGATGCAGCAATCGGCATTATTATTAAGCAAAGTTTGCAAATGTGCTCAATGCTGTCCACGCACTTCCCGAATAGTAGAGCATGAACGTTTGGGTTGATACAACGTTGGCAGTGGGGGATGGTGTTGCTGCTCCTTGGAATCGAATCGTCACACCTGTTCCCGCGATCTGGAGCGTGTTGATGTAATATCCCGTGCCTCCCTGAACCAGATAGAAGACCACCGTGTAATTTCTGTTCGCTGTTGTGGGCAAGTTCGTGATGTTCACGGTCATGTTGCCAGCTAATGACGTCATGTAAAAGATATCGCCCGTAGCCCAGTTCGCAGTATACGCTGTGCCTGGACTCGGGGCCGCTACAACCACCTCTTGAATTTCCTGAACCCCTAAAATCCCACTAACACTTGTGTTCCCGGTTACAGTCAACGCAGATCCATCAAACGTCAAGTTCGAGTTCGCCACTGCCGCGTTCGAGGATGTGGACGATGATGTGGTCAGCACGTAGTTTGTTCCGGGAGTCGTGATGGTTGTGAATCCGGGTCCGGTAGATCCAGTCGGCCCACCCGGTAATCCCGCAATCCCCTGAATTCCCGGTGGTCCCTGAATTCCAGTTGGGCCGGGAATTCCCTGTTGACCCTGTATCCCTTGGTACCCCTGTATGCCCTGCGGTCCAGTCGACATGCTTATCTATACATAGTAATAAATGGACGCATCTGGACCGACTGGACCTACGGAACCCGAGGAGGTAACTGGACCCACCGGAGAGGAGATGACTGGACCGACTGGACCTACGGGTGATGAGAACACTGGACCCACTGGACCTACGGGTGATGAGAACACTGGACCGACTGGTCCCACGGGTGATGAGAACACCGGACCGACTGGACCCACCGGCATTGACGTCACAAACCTCTTCCCCAACGCACAGACAGGCACAGTGGAGCCGCCGCATATCGTCACGATTGAGGAGCTGATGGCTAGTCACGCAGTCATTGTGCAGAAGGAGGCAACCGACCGCAACTCCCTTAACGCCCTCGTGAATCCTACGCGTGATCAGTACCGTCCCCAGCTGTTCCAGTGGGCAGCCGCAGGGTTTCCGGGTATCTATGTTGTTCAGTCGTTCTCCATCTCACCCCCTGACCTTTGTGCCGATGGAGTGAGGCGTGATGTGAATGCGTATATCAATTACCTTACGGGGACCGACATGGGAGCTGTCGTGGCCAACATCCAGTCCCTCGTGACGGGCATTGTCGTGTCGTTCTCCTTCGAGGGGAATAGCGTGAGGATTCATGTGAGTAAGGCCTAAGTCCTAGAACTTATTGGTCCATGCTGAGAGGCAGTAGTTGGAGGAAGGTAACTGCGAGAGTCCTGCGAACTTGACTGTAAGGATGTTTGGTGTTTGCTGAGGCGTAAAGTAGATATTACCATCTAAAGCAAGAACACCAGCATACCATGATGCTCCAACAGCTGGGAAGGTTGCACCTCCAGTCAAGTTCGACGTCACACCTGTTGTTGGATTCAGAACAAGAACATTTCTTGCATCTTGTGGACAAAAGTAGATATTACCATTTGGAGCAAGAACTCCTCCGGCGTATCCACCCGTATATGTGAATCCACCAGTCAAGTTCGACGTCACACCTGTTGTTGGATTGAGAACAAGGACGTTTTGTGCAACATAAGGACCGAAATATATATTACCATTTGGAGCAAGGACGCCTCCGGTCCATCCACTAGATGTATAGGTTGCTCCACCAGTCAAGTTTGACGTCACACCGGTTGTTGGGTTCAGGACGAGGACGTTTGCTGCAACAAATGGACAAAAGTAGATATTACCATTTGGAGCAAGAACGCCTCCGTTCCATCCATTCGTTACGAACGTAGCTCCACCTGTGATATTCGAAGTCACACCTGTTGTTGGATTGAGAACAAGGATGTTTGCCGCACCACCTGGTGCAAAGTAAATATTACCATTTGGAGCAAGAACACCTCCGAACCATCCACCTGCATAGTTTGCTCCACCAGTCAAGTTCGAAGTTACACCCGTTGTCGGATTGAGAACAAGGATGTTTGATGCAGAGTTTGGACAAAAGTAGATATTACCATTTGGAGCAAGAACACCTTTGGTCCATCCGTATGTTGTATATGTTGCACCACCGGTCAAATTCGAAGTCACGCCTGTTGTCGGATTGAGAACAAGGATGTTATTTGCAACAAAAGGGGCGAAATATATATTACCATTTGGAGCAAGAACTCCTCCAACCCATCCGTTAGATGTGAACGTAGCCCCACCCGTAATATTCGAAGTCGTAACTGTAACACCACTCGAATTCGCAGCAGCCAAACTTTGTAAATAAGGCTTCCAATCATAGTTCCAGTTTCCGGGGGTCACTTCCTGAAACTGGGGAGGTTGTGATGTAGAAGGCGGTATGGAATAGAAGGGGTGGGTTGTGGGAAGACTTAGATTGATTCCCCATTTTTTCATGAGGTAGTTTTCGACGGACTGGCGTTGAGATGTGGTGAGAGTTTGGTTATAAACGATCACTTCGTAGATATGACCAATCCATTGATTCCCTCCTGGATATGAATCGCCTGCTCCAACGCGTACACTTATTGCCGCAGGGGGAACTGCCGCCACACTGTTTACAGCAATGTTACGCGAATCTGCTAAATATGCTCCATATGAATTTACACTGCGATCAGGTGCCCATCCTCCACCAGCACCATAGCCATTGGAACCCAAATAATAATTTCCAAACAAAACAACAGCAACAGATCCAAGCAAACCTGGATAAGATGTGGGGAAGTTAGGACCAGTGTTATACGAAGACACAAAAAAAGAACAATATGGACTGAGTGTTAATGCGGACGTTGCCGAATTATTGAAAAATATACCCGTTTGCCCTGTCGTTGAATTAGAAGAATACGTTGACGAAGGACATGTTACAGTATTCCCACTTCCAGATTTATCTACCCATGATGAAACAGTTGCCCCAACGGAAGGTTTAACTCCTGTACCTGCAGGATCAGCCCCATCCAACCACAACGCACATCCCGAAATACTCAGGGGCGTCGAAACGGGGGAGGGAAACTGGGCTCGAAGCCCCCACTTCCAGGTCAAGTAGCCTTCAATGGTTTGGCGTTGGGTGGAGGACAAATTTGAACTATAAATCAGAATCTCTGAAACTGAACCGTTGAAGTAGTTCGTTGGTCCACCGACGTAAATACCGGTTGCAGCCAATGTGGTTCCAGCCAGGGTAGTTTCTGCGGAACCGTTGATAAATGGTGAAAAGGTGGAGGGAGTGTAGGTCGCACTGACTAACACAGTGGAGGATGCGGCTACGTTTGGGGATAACGCCCCCGTATTCGCAACTACGGAACGGGCGGACACAGCCTTGAGATACCCGTAAATTCCTAACATCGGATAGCCGCCGTTTCCATAGACAACGTTCATATACGCAGTCGAAGCCGGAGCTGTTGTATTGGAATAGACTGCAAACATGGAATAGTTGGAAATAGGAAACACGAACGACGTGTTCGAAAAGGCCTGTGTGCTTCCGTTAAAGGTCATATTGCTTCCAGAGAATGTGGCTGTCCCCGTCATTGTGTTTCCTAAACTCGACTTATCTGTCCACGACGTAACAGTTGTTGTAGAGTTCATCGTTGAAGCATCCGCCCCATCCAACCACAACGCACACCCAGGAATATCCACGGGTGTAAACACCCTTGAGAACGCGGGTAAAGAATAGAAGGGGTGGATCGCGGGAAGACTTGGCTTGATTCCCCATTTGCCCATCAGGTAGTTTTCGACTTGTTGGCGTTGGGTTGTGGAGAGGACCGAGTTAAATACGATAATCTCATAAATTGAACCCGAGTTTGTATATGTATAATATGACGTTCCACCATACTCAGCTCCAACCATGAAACCTTGTCCACCAGTGGTTCGCGGTCCATATGTGGCGTTAGATCCAAGAACCCCATTATTCCATTGTGTATACACACCCGCACTTGTTCCTGTGATTGAGTATAATGCCGTATTTGAAGTAACGAGTCCAGTTGTTAATATATATTGCCCTGAAACAGAATAATTACCCATAAACCGAGTTTGGTTCCCATTGTCCATATACCAGCCGAATCCATCTTTTGAAATAGCGGTGTCCCCACCACCTCTTGCTGCGAAATATGGCTGATTACCGTTAGTTGTGATGGTTTTTACGACAATGAAAAAGGTGAATGAAGTTAAATCAACTGCACCGCTCCCGTATAGGTATGAACTGTTTATGGCGATTGCATTGCTTGCATAACTTGTGGTTCCTGATCCAGGCACCAAGCTGTAACCCTTGCTAGACTTATCCCTCCACGCGGTTACAGTTGATGTTCCCGTTACAGTCGAAGCATCTGCTGCATCCAACCATAAGACACAGCTAGAAATACTCAGGGGCGTCTGAACAGGGGCGGGGACCTGGACTTGAAGCCCCCACTTCCAGGACAAGTAGCCTTCAACGGATTGGCGTTGGGTTTGCGTTAACGTGGCCGAGTAAATCAGAATCTCCGAAACTGAACCGTTGAAGTAGTTAGTTGGTCCACCGACGTAGATACCGGTCGCAGCCAATGTGGTTCCAGCCAGGGTAGTTTCTGCGGAACCGTTGATGAATGGTGAAAATGTGGAGGGAGTGTACGTCGCACCAACCAACACATTCGAAGCAACTATGTTTGGGGATAACGCACCTGTATTCGCAACCACAGACCGGGCGGATACAAATTTGCTCGAACCGTATACGCCTAACATCGGATAGCCGCCACTTCCATAGACAACGTTCATATACGCAGTCGAAGCTGGAGCTGTTGTATTGGAATATACAGCGAACATGGAATACGCATTGGATGGGAAGACGTACGCAGTGTTAGAAAAAGCCTGATTCGTTCCATTAAACGTTATGGTTCCAGACGAATAGGTAGCAGTTCCAGTCACGTTGTTTCCCTGACCTGATTTATCCGTCCATAACGACACAGTTGGTGTTGAGTTCATGGTTGCAGTATCGGCCCCATCCAACCACAATGAACAACCCACAATACTCCGAGGGTCAAATCCGGAGATGCTTTTGGAAGCACCGACCAGCATTGTATACTTAGAACAAAACATACCCTAAAACTGAACTCGGGTACGTCACCATCATCGTCAAGGAGTTCGCGGGTGGAATCGTGACGGGGTTTGCGGGATACGTGGTTCCTGCGGTGGTGTAGGTGAACGTAATCGACAGGTAGCCCGCAGTGTTGTTGCGGAACACCCAATACGCGTTCGAATCCGTTGAACCAGTCACTGTAGGAAGTGTGATGCCGGTAATGGAAGATGCGGTGATGTTGAAGTGTGTGCCGTAGGCCGCGGATGGGACCGTAAAGGATGTGCCTGAGGATACGTTAGAGTAGGTCGGACGATAGCCGTTGCGAATGGTCACACCACCATTCACATCGAGGGCTGTTGCTGGGGTCGTGGTCTGGATTCCTAAGTTGCTACCGTTACTGAACGTCAAGTTCGAACTGCCCTGAAGACCCGTTGAGGTTCCGGTGGCCAGTAACACCGTTCCGGTTGTTGTGGTACCGCTGATGGTTGAGCCACCAGTCAGTGCGACACCGTTGATGAAAAATCCACCTGCTACGTTCACGGACCCAGACGTCGTGCTGCCAGCTGTTGCGGCACCCACTGTGAGGATGCTGTTGGATAACGTCACGCCGCCGATGTAGTTTGAGTTCGTAGTCACAGTGGTTAGGAATGTAGTTGCCCGTGCAGTTCCATTGACGTCCAATGTATAGGAAGGTGCGTTGTTATTGATACCCATCCGAATGTTCGTCCCGTCAAAGTATGCGAGGTTACGCGTGTCCGTGTTATTAACAGCATCAATTCGGATATCAGTTCTCAGAGTTGTGCTGCGAACGTAACTCGCATAAGTCGCAGTGACTGCATTTCCTGCTCCATTACCGTTGCTGGTAATTTGGACTACAGCATTTGAGTTAGCGTCTGCATTCCTCGCGAAGAAGGATGTTCCTCGAAGGATACTTGCAGCATCGACAGAGAACGTCGGATCTGCGGACGTTCCAATGCCTACATAACCGTTACTCAACGTCACACCCCCGATCGAGTTTGAAGTCGTGGATGTCGTGGTCACATTTCCAGTCACATTCAGCGTAGTTCCGTTGAACGTCATATTCGGATTCATATAGAGTCCGGTCTGTCCGCCCGCAAGACCAGTCGCGGTAATCACTCCGCCCTGCGTCGAAGGACCACTCAGCGTAATGGTTGTTCCCGGTCCAGTGGGTCCAGTTCCAATGGGTCCGGTGGGTCCTGTAGGTCCAGTTCCACCAGGTGATCCAGGTCCAGTAGGTCCAGTAGGTCCAGTTCCGATGGGGCCAGTGAAGCCAGTCCATCCGGTCCACCCCTGTATCCCTTGAAATCCCTGTATACCCTGCGGTCCTGTTGGTCCAGCTGTACCCTGCAGTCCTTGGTTTCCTTGCAGTCCCTGGTTCCCCTGGGGTCCAGTCGACCCGTATCCAGCCGGTCCTGTAGGTCCTGTTCCCCCCGGAGTTCCGGGTCCAGTAGGTCCAGTCGAACCAGTTCCTCCACCAGCTGGTCCGGTCACACCTGTAGGTCCTGTTATGGCTGATGCAGGTCCAGTTGGCCCAGTCGAACCAGTTCCTCCACCAGCTGGTCCGGTCACACCTGTA